CTGCTTGCTCCTGTAGAGCCCTACGATTGATCATGCCGCGTTCTCCGCTGTGGGAGTTGTACAGAGAGGTCCACTCCTCAAGAAACTGTCCCATGGGGGGTCTACCACGATAAACTGCTGAATTATTAGCGTAAGACCGGAATCCGGCTTGTTCCCACCATGCACCACTCTTGCACATAGCAATTTCACGGTCTCCCAGGTCACTTAGAGAGATCATAGCGGATCTACGGACTCCACCCACGATTACGGCATTCGCAATGGCACAGCAGGTGTCATGGCATTCTAAAGCAGAAAGTTTGCGTCCCTGTGCATTGTAGAAGACCTTGACCAAAAATTTGAATAAATTGTCTAATGGAGCAGGACCAGAAGCACGACCACCAAAAGTCTTAAGTCGTGTACCAGAGGCTCTAACCTTTGACAAGTCCCATTTAGGGTGCTTACCAGCATATAGGTCATTGAATAGTGTTTTAAGCGAATCGCCCCAACCTTCCTTCGAATCTTCTACAACAATCACCTTATCAAAATTCTTTACAATCTTGTTAGCAACAGTTGGAAGTTTATCGGTATATTGACGCTCTACAGAATACCCAGTACCAGTACCATTCATAAGAATGACAAAGAGTTCTGCAAAAGATTCAACAGAATCAATTGGAAGATACGAGCAGTTATACAAACAAGTATTATCGTGGTCAAGAGCAATACCTGCAGTCATCAAACTTCTCATTGAAGGAAGAACTTCAAGATTTAAAATTGCTTCTTTGACATCGGGTCTCTCACTAAGAGACGGAACTTTATCGGTGAAATAATTCCACCAACGGTCTACACATTCGTCCCAACTCTCACGGCGATTCTGTGAAGGGAGCCAACGAGAATAACGAGAAATAAAAATAAAAGATTGAAACGGTGTTAAAGCATCTGCCATATAATGAACTCCTAGTGGGTGTTTTATTTAGTTGTTAGAGTATGCCATGAAACTGGGAAACGGGGAGCAATTAATTTGTCAATTGCTTTAGCAAATTCTTGCACTTCCCATTGGGCATGTGTGTCAATACGAAGATTATAAACTCTTGCAAATGCATAGAGTGAACCGGTCCATACGAATTCTGTGTATGTACCCTGTGGTAAAATTGATCGTGCTTGTTCTGGTGCAACACCATCTGCTAATAGACGGTTATATAAATCCAAACATTCTTTTGCAACACCAGAATATTCTTGACGTAATTTAATACACGTATCAAGATTTTCAATAGCACCACTGCTGCCTTGCTTTGCTCCATTGGTTGGAGCATTTCTCCATAGAGGTACATAGATCTCTGGTTCAAAGGTAACATAGCGACGACTTACTTCATTCATGACAAGACCAACTTGATGTTTACCAAGTTGTGCACGAACAAAGATAGGGCACTTAATACGAAGACTAATCTGTGGATGGCAGAATGGTGTAAAGTGATTATGTTTTGCAAGATATGTAATTAACTTTACATCTCTATCTAGTAGATAAGATTCGTATGGTTCTTCTTTACCTGGACGAGGAGTGTGATCTTCCATTGTTCCATAGACACTCTTTTTATTAAAGGATACTCTTGCGGCATCCACTACAGATAAATCGTTACCCATGTAATCAATAAGCTGTACATGTCCATGATCAAGTACTGAAAGGTTAGTCTGCTCCGGAAACGTTGGTACTGTCTGTGTCATCTTCTTCATCCTCATCTATATCTACAAGTTCAACTCTTACGCCATCAATCTTTGTAAAGTCCGCTGCATATTCTCTTGCACGACCCCATAGTTCGGGATCCATTTCTTTTACATACTCACCAAATCTTTGGACAAAGGTGATGTACGCTTCACTAGCCTTTAAAATATCTTCTTCAGATAATTTGTCGTTTTCATCTTCCATTTAAACCTTCTTCCAGTAAGTATACTTTACTTTTGCTTTAAGTCCAGAATAAACATTGTTGATTATCAGTTTCATGGTCATTGATTCACCGAATGCTAGAACCATGTCGTTAATATCTTTTTTATCAATTTCATTAGGCCAAATTACTACATTTCTTCCAGCCTCAATGTACTTTCCAATCAAGTGAACAATTTCTACATTTCTTGGTTCGTTATCAAATATAAACACAACCTTTGATTTGGAGATCTTCTTAGGAAGATCTTCTAACCACCCTGCACCCTGCATTGAAATTCCATTTGGAATAAACATGGAATCAATCGGACCTTCAGTCACATACACAGTATCTCTTGCGTCTACTTTATCTATGTTGTACCACAGACGCTCTTCGCCTTCATTCTTTAGTGTAATATATCTTATCGCTTTTTCTTGCGCTTTTTCTTCGATGATCCTGCCTTGAACGCCAATAAGGTTGCCGCTTTCGTCATAGAACGGTATGACGAGCCTACCTTCCTTAGATCCTTCTCTATCGAAAGCAGACATGATTCTACTGAAATCACTGCAGTAATAAAAATTGCAATACTTTTCTTTTGGAATTTTTCTAGATTGAACATATTTTATCGCTGGATGATCTGCATTGAGTACGTCAAGCCTTGTTCCGAGATCACAGAACATTGGCTGTTTCTTTTCATTCTTCTTTGTAACCAACGGTTCTGGATTTTTGTCTTTAAAGTTTTCGAATGCATATTCTTTACAGAGTGATGGGCTGATACTTTCAAGTACAGAATATAAACTACAAGCAACACCGCAGTTGTGACATTTATAAACATAATTTCCTTTGTTTTCAAAAAAGAAGCCTCTCGTCTTTGTCTTGTTCTTTAGTGAGTCTCCACACTTAAAACAACGACACGTAGCAAGGTTCTCTTTCTTCCACTTGAACTTCTCAAGTGAGCCAGATATCATATTCACATACTTCTTATCAATATATATACTCATTTTGCAGCATCTTCAAAAGTCCAGTTAACTGCCTTGTTCTTCTTCTTGCCAAAATTAGAATCAAATGCTAAGGGGTCAGATCCTGATCCGAAACCTTCTTCATTTGTATTATTTGCATTAACAAGATTATTATTTGAGTTTTCTACATCATAGAACTTCATCTTGGATTTATTCACACCAATAAGAAATTTACGATTCTTAGTTGTATCATTACCACGGTTCTTTAACTGCTTCACCATGAGTTGACCATTCTGTGCTAACTCTTCTGTCTCAATGAGCGCAATGAAGAAGTCTGTAGTTTGTGGTAGACCAAAACTTTCAGATGTATCTGTCATCTCCATGTCACTACTCTTTGCACCTTCACGGTTGACCTGAGTAGCAGACCATAGTGGTACATTGAACTGCTTGGCAAGACCACGAAGTTCTTCTGCAATACCCTTGACATAGGTGTAACTATTCATACCGTTTCCCATCTTGAATCTTGCACATGAGCAGATGTTTAGATAATCAACAATAATAATGTCAGGCTTGAACTTCTTCTTGATCTTCAGTTCTTCCATTAGATTACGGAAGTGAGTAACATTGGCTGCAGCAGTAGGATATTCTTTAATAATAAGTTTACCACGGCAAGTCTTCTTGAGATTGTTTACCTTGTTCTCATACATAGCAAGAGGCATCTTCTCAAGAACATGAATATCTGTATCTAAAAGATTAGCATCAATACGTTTAGCAATTTCTTCTTCAGACATTTCAAGTGTAATATACAACACATTCAAATTCTGTGTAAGACAGGCTGCTGCATGATGACATAAGAATGCACTCTTACCAACACCCGATGCTGCCATGACAACATTGAGAGTCTTCTTGCGAACTCCACCACCGGTGATGAGATTAAACATCTCAAGATCAAATGGTACTCGTTCTTCGACACGATGGTAATACTCATAGCGTTCATCTACATCTTCAAAGAAGTCGTGTCCTACACGAGTATCAAAGGACACAGAAAGAGCCTTAGACATGATCTCAGGAATTGCATTCTGAGTCTGCTCCTTATCCTTACCTTCAATGATACCGATGGATGCCATGATACCATTGTAGATGGCTTTCTCTTTGCAGAACTTTTCAGTATGTTCTACTAGCCATTCCGTATCAGACTTCTCACCTTCCTTGTACATCTCATCAGAGATGGCAACACATTTCTTGAATTCACTATCGGCAAGAGTCTTATCATCTCCTAGTGAAATCAGTACAGCATCCTTGGTAGGAATGTTATTGTATTTAAGAAGAAACTTACTGACAATATTAAAGACTGTTCGTTCAGCTTTATCTTGAAAGTATTCTTCTTGAAGGAACGGGACAACTTTGCGACTATAGTCCTCATTGAGAACTAAGTTCTTTAGAATAACTGTTTCCATGATTTTATTATATCACCGAGTTAGGCGTTGTCAACATGATCTTCATGAACATCTGCTTCAAGATCTTTATCGTCATCACTTTCAACTTGTGACTCTACGATCTTAACAAATATTTCACCAGCCGCTTGAGTAAACTCTTTATTTGCTTGATCAAATCCTTCAGGAAATTTAATCATTTCAATTTCCATAGTAACATTTAATCCACCAGTATCATCTTCTTTAAAATCAATTTTACCATATCGATAAACGATACCAGCAAATTGACCTGCTGTAATTTCAATAGGACAAGTTTGTGTACTGTCTACTGATGCTTCAGGAATAAATCTATATTCAACTGCCTTGTCCATACTTAAATCCTTTTTGAATTTCTATATCCAACTTGTCAAGAATATCTTTTGTAAAATACTTTTCAGGATCTTCATCTATATTTTTCTCAAATGCTTTTGTACCATCTGGAAGTTCTACTCGTGTCGAAACCTTCTTGAATATATTATACTCAATTGCTAGGTCTGTCAAGCCATAATATCTGCTTAATCCAGAAGTATAATTAAGCCGTGTCTGAACATGCATGTTTTCTTTTACAAAACGATTCTTGTAATTGGTGCACTTAATAAAGTTACCAACGATACCTTCATCGGTCTTATCCTTGCTCTTCGATAACATAATGATGTTACTTGCAGCATACTTGATACCTACACCACCACCAAGATCCTTGGTAGGAACATACGAACCAATAACTTGATAGGTATGGTTTGTAAGAAGAAGTGGTATCTTTGCCTTACCAAGTTTCAATGTAAGAACACGGAATGTAGCCTTAGTAAGTTGTGCCTTGGTCATATCACGCACATCCTTACCTTCAGCCGAATCACTCATTTCTTTGTTTGTCGATAACATTCCCAAAGAATCAAGAACCATAAAGATTGGCTTGCGTTCTTCTTCAGGTGTTTCAAGTACGTCATTGACGATCTTGAGAGCCTGGTTCTTGAACTCTTCGATTGTTGCAACAGGAACAACTGCAATTCTTTTGGAATCGATTCCTCGTTGTGCAAACATGTCTGAAGTGATTGCTTGCTCCGTGTCAAAGTAGATGACCACACCGTCTTTGTGGTCTTTAAGGAATTGAGTAGCGATTCCAATTGCATAGAAAGTCTTTCCAGTAGCAGGATCTCCTGCAAGACAAGAGATCTTGTTTGCGGGTAGTCCACCATATATAGATCCTGAAAGCAAAGCATTTAAAACATAAGAACCTGTATCAATAAAGCCTGTAACATCAGCCCCATCAATACCATCGGCTACAATGGCTGCATCAGGATTGTTTAGTTTGCTTAGTAGATTTGTTAGATACTTTGACATTCTTTTCCTTTTCTTTTTGTGCGTGTTTCCAATTTTCGTTTTCCCAATACTGAGATGCCTCTACAGCATCGCCAAGTCTATGGTACTGCTTTTCAAGTAAATCTTCAATAGCGATAATTCTTTTATATAGATCAGTACTATTTTCTTTACTGAATTCTGGTTTACTATTTAATTTAGTACCACGGTATTCACAGTGTGAACGGTACTCGTGCATTAATAATTTAAATGGCATCTCTTCAATTGAATCTATAAATTCCTCATATGGAACTCGTAAAATATTATATTCATATTGCCACGGAATTGTTTTAGTAATAGTAACTTTAGATTTTTTTGTCACTTTGCTTCTTACCTTTCTTATAATTTTTAGTTGTAATAATAATACGCGCATAGTTTTCTTCAACTATGGTGTCATCAACAGTAATTGATTCTACGATCACGTCATCTACGTCATTGACAATATCAAGTAGTCTAGTACCAACCATAATGCATGGACCACCTTCAAAGTCAAATAAACCATCGCCACCCCTAGAAAATAGGGTGTGACCTTCGAGACTATAGTTTCCGTCTTTACGCTTGGTGAGGATTCGTTCATCCCCATATCTAGATTTAAAGGTCTTTACCATTTCTTAATATTCTTTCAGGTTAGTATTATACATCAAGCGAAGAACGAGTCAAGGGTTACTTTATCACTAATTGACCATTTGATGGCTTGCAAAATATTGTCAAGTGGTTCATTAAACGTTTTTTCAAATTGTTTCTTACGATCAACAAATTTATCTAATTGAAATTGTACTGGGGCTTTGTTAATAAATCCAAGAACCGCATCACGACCTCCCATACCATATGGATTGGGAACTTTTACAAACACAAATCGAATCTTATCATTTTCTTTGATTGGTGCAACTTCTTTATCAATCTTCAGCTTCTTAATATATGCATTGTGTAACAATGCAGCCTTTGTCGCAATGGGTGTTCCACTCTTGTATATATCAGAAACATCTGTGTACTTAGAAATACCTTTAACACCCCGAGGAGATGCAATAACATCTATAGGTAGTTCCATAAATTCATCATAAAATGCATTCACATACTTACGCAACTCCTCGGGGGTCTTGGTCATTATGATCATGATGCAGTCTTTGAGTTTACTACGAACAATACCTGGAGTACTGCTTCGTGCTGTCTCAAGACCCATGATCTTTAACTTTGGTTCACTGAAGCGAACACCTTCAAGATCTGTCATTAGCAATGCATATCGCTTCTTGGCAATAAACATTCCACTTGATGCGATTGCTTCACGCTTGAATGAAATCTTGTTGGTGAGACAATTGAGTTTGGTGGTCAACTCTTTCATTGTTGCAGTCAATTCTTTTTGAATATTCTTTTCACAGATATTATCAATAAAGGTCGTGATGTCACCGATATCACTCTTGCTAGAAACTTTAGTAATAATATCTTCGAGATTTAGATATACAGAATCTGTATCAACGGCAATGACATAATCCTTTGGGTCTTCATTCTTCATGACCTTATTGATATAGGCATTCATCTGATCTTCAGCAGATCGAATGATAACCTGACCAGTAACGGTAACTGCAGTTGCAAGTTCTGGAGAAGAGTATGTGAATGCAGGATTACCAAGACAACCGTATAAACTGTTTGCTAGAATCTTCTTTACTGACTGACGAATCTTGAGAGCCGCAATGAATGGAATAAGTTTCTTGTCCTTAGAGACTTCATATTCTTTCTCCAACTTGATCATCTTCTTCTTGGCTTCTTGTCGTTGATTGAAAGTGATTTCAATCAGAGTAGGAATGAATCCCTTGACGCTATTTGAGAATACTGATCCATTACATGCCAAGCATGCATTCTGATCAATAGCATCCTGAATCATGTCTGGAATCTCTTTGCGTTTACTACGCAAAAAGTCATCTGCATTCAATGATGAATTCTTGACAATGCATGTCTCGGGTGAAATGTTCCAACCAATGATAATAGATGGATATAGAGATGTTGCATCAAAACTCACAACATTTTTATATAGACCGGGAATCACATCCTTAACATAGGCACCAATGAACTGATCATCCTTGGCATACTTTGTCTTTAGTGGAGGAACAATGTTTTGTTTGGCAAGATAGTCACAACAAATGGTTTCCCAAATACGAGTAGCAAAGAAGACGGTATCAAAGGTGATCTTGGCTTCATATGCAATCGAAACGGCAAGATCAATTAACTTTAATTTATCCTCAAGTCGCTCAACCAAGACCACATCTTGGACATTGTACTCAGCAAACTTTTGAAAGTTTTGCGTATAAAACTCACGCAACGACCCATATTCGGTATAATCCAGTTTTTGTTCATCTAGTTCTACCTTTGCTATATTATTTAGAGCGTAACTCTCCTGGTTGGTTCCAGAAAATTTCTTATATAAATCCATGTAATCCAGGATGGTATATCCCGGAAACTCATATAAAGTATAGTCTTTACCACCAATATTGGTAATACGCATCTTCATGAAGCCAAAGGGCATCCATGCCTGAATCTCCTTTTCTTCAAAGAAGAGTTTGGCACGACCAATGATATAGGGCATATCAAAGAGTTTGATGTTCCATCCTGTCAAAATATCTGCATCACATTGACGAAGAATGTCAAAGATCTTCTTAATCAATTCTTTTTCAGATGCAACAAGAACAACTCGACAATCCGGAAGGTTGAGGGGTTTCATGGTGATAACATAATTGACACCAGAGATACGAATCGTCACCAAGTTGATGCGCTCATTTGGTGCATCAAGATTGGGAAACCCCCCTTCCGTCTCACATTCAAGGTCCAAGTAGGCTACTTTGATCTTGGAAAGATCGTATTCCACCTCAGACGGATAAGTCTCCATGATATATTGAGTAATGAAATCAGTGTTTCCATAAATTGGGCAGTCTTCTAGTTCTCTATATTGATCAAGAAATTCACGAGCCTCATACAAATTTTCAAACTTAATACGACCAACATTGACCCCGGTTAGAGTCTTATACTTGCTTGGAGTATCAGTACGCATATACAATGATGGCTTATAGGTAACGGTATCCGTAAAACGAACACCGTTGTTATAGCCACGAACAAGAACCTTGTTCCCCTTAAGTGCACATGCTGTATAAAATTTCATTATTTTGTTTCTTTGTCTTCCAGCAATCCCTGAAGTAGAATCATATAGTTAATTACGTCAAGAATGCTGTCTTGAACAGTCTCATTTCCCACTTTTAATTCACCCTTCTTGAGAAAGGTGGAAATACGTGAGATTTTATCCACCACACGCAACATTAACCCTTCTTCGGCACTTGCAAAGCCAAGAATCTCTCCTCTCTTAAAATTAGCAAACGGATCTGTTCCGGATGCATAATCTGCGGACTTGTGACGCATTATTACTAATGCTCTACGGCAAATGTCTTCGTGTAGTTGAAATAGTTCATCTCTAGTCATGGCAGTAGTATATACCCTATTATGGGGATGTCAAGAATATAAATATTAATGCACCCCAATGGAGTTCTAATATATGTTGTTATCTCTCATCGATTATACCAAATTTATAGACATCATTTCTCTTATTATGGTAGGTGTTATTGGTGGTGTATATGGAATTATGAAATTTGTAAAGTCTAGAATAAAAACAGACAATTTTATTGCAATTCATACAGAAATTCATGAATTATTAACAGAACTTAGAGTTACCACTAAGTGCATGAGAGCAAGCATTATACAGTTTCATAACGGGGAATATACAATGGATGGAATTTCCATGCGTAAATTTTCTGTAACTCACGAATCAACTCACAAAGGTTATACCTCACAAGTAGCACTTCTCAAAGGAAGTTTATGTTCAATGTTTATTCCTTTACTAGTCCATGTGGTAGATAACAAAAGTTTAATTTATCCTCTTCGATCATTACCTGAAAGTTACGTTAAAGGGTTCTTTGAAGATGAAAATGTTTCAGATTATGCTTGTCTGCCATTAAAAAATAAAGGTGTTAATATTGGATTTATTTTACTTCAATGGCATGAAGATTTTGAGCCACAGGTCGAAGAAGAACAAATTTTAATGAAACACTTTAAGGCTATTAAAGAGTCTATTGAGATTCAACTTTCACATCAAAAGAACTGAGGTATATTATGTCTGAACAACTCATATCATTAATTGGTGGAACTGCTACTGGGTTTCTTTTCAAGTACTGGGCTCAACGCGCTCAGGATCAAAAAGAAATGTTTGAGCAAATGCTCAAGGCGAATAATCAAACTACTGAAAATCAAGATAAGGCTGTTCAACGCATACCAATTGATGTTGGTAAGAACGTTCGCCGTCTTATTGTACTTTCCTGTCTCTTTGCAGTTGTGGCTGCTCCATTTGTCTTACCGTTCTTTGGTATTCCTACCTTTGTAGAAATTTCACAGAAACAACCTGATTCGATCTTTGGATTTATTCCAGAGACAACTCGTAAATACTTTATTGAAATTCCAGGATATTTCTTGGCTGAAGAAAATCGTCAAGTTCTACTTGCCGTTGTTGGGTTCTACTTCGGTTCAGCAGCAGGGAGCAACAAATGAAATATTTACTTCCAATCATTCTCTTTCTAGCCTCGTGCACTAGTCCTGAATTTGTAACATTAAAAACAAAGACTGGTGAACATATTCACACAGTCTCTGAAAATTCTTTTTTCAATACTCCAGACAAGGCATCTGAATGGGCATTCTGGTATTTTCCAGTTGTTGTATTTGTAATCTGGTTGGTCTGGAAAGAATTTAAGTCAATTAAATTTTCTAAAAAGAAATCAACTGACTCCAGTACTACCGAACCCACCGATACGGTCTGATTTAAGACTCGGTTCGATATAAATTTCCATAAACGTTGGTTGTTCGTACTTTACTAGTTCAGCCTGTGCAATTCTATCTCTATCATAGATTCTAACAGGATCTGTGCTAGTATTGATCATGATAAGTTTGGTCTCATAGGTGTAATCTTCATCTACTACACCTTCGCAATTTGCAAGCGTAAGACCGTATTTAAGAGCCATTCCTGATCTAGGGTGTATTCGGACAGAATATCCTTGAGGCACGTTAAAAGTCAAGCCTGTGCGAACTAGAGCCCTTTCAGAAGGCATTAGGGTAATGTATGAACCCTTTTCTCCATCATGGTCTGGAAGAAACAAATTTTCCTTTTTTCCATCATAAATTTTTACTTTTTCATTTGCTGGAATATATGCGGCAAGATCAAAGCAGGCAGACATTCTGGTCTGAAAGTTTGGATCTGGAATATTTGGAGAAACTTTGAAGTAGTCTAGGAACATATTAGTATTATACCACAGAATTACACCAAATCAAACATCAATATATTTAATTCTTGCTACAAACCACAAAAAATTCATTACGATCTAATTTTAAGTTTTCAATAATTTCAAACTTAGTGATACCAATGCTAATCAACATAGATGTAATTTCTTCTCTACTGAAATATACAAAATAGTCCTTTATACGACTAGATTTATATCTCTCCCCCACAGATTCTTTAAATACTGTAAACAACAATATGGAATTACAAATGGTATTAGACTGCTGTAACAAAGATTTTAGAAGTTCTTTGTTCTGATTTGTATTACCACCAATATTATATGTAACGGTTCCAAACAAACACACTAGATCATAATTTTTATTTGTTGGTATAGATTGATAATGTGGACAGTCACATTTGGCTAATGACTCCACTCGAATATCTACTGCTTCATACGATGCTGTAACACCTTTGTTTTCTAACCATGTTTTAAGAAAGCATGGACCAGATCCCACATCTAGAACAGAACCAAAGGTATACCCATTGAGTACACTAAATCGTTTTTCTGTCCAATTGTCATATCCATTATCGTTTGCATTTTTGTAATAATCATGAATAGAATATGCAAATGGATTGCTCATTGTTTATCCTACAAAATAGGTATTGGTATCAATGCATATTGCTTCTAACATAAAAAATTCTAGACCTATATTTGGACCGTATCCATAAACATCTCCAGTACTCTCAAACAAAACTTGTCCATTACCTACATTTAAGAATTTTGCTCTCCATCCGATAGGTAATCCGTCTAATGTCACAATAAGCGAACCTTTACCACTATAGTTAATATAAAATACCGTTCCATCTTCCGCAGCAGTTGGAGTAAAATCCGCAGTTTTCTGAGCAGATATTGCTGCTGATGTGTGCCTAGCCATTCGAGTAGAAGATATTGGTGCTGAGAATGTTATTCCACCAGCAGCACTAATACCTGCATTGAAACTATTGAGTGCAGTGAAGACATTTGTTCCACCAACAGTGACACCAGTAACAACACCAGTCTGATTATTGAATGAAGTAACAACTCCAGTAATATTAGTTCCTGGACCAGAGAAACCTACAGTGGAAGATACAAGTCCTGTGAAAGATGATGTTGTTCCACGTAGGGTTCCAGCAAGAGTCACACCGCCAGCAGCACTAATACCTGCACTTGCAGTCAGTAGTCTAGAGAATGAACCTGTAGCACCACTAAAGTTTCCTGAGAATGTTACTCCACCAGCAGCAGAGATACCAGCAGCAAAATTTGTACGGGCATCAAATGTGTTTGTACCACTAAAACTTTGATTAACTGCAAGTCCTGCAAGGGTTGTACTAGACTGAGGGAAAGCAATTACCTGATTATTAAAATTGTCACCTGCATATAAATCAAGTTGATTTTCAGAAGTTTCATTCCTAAAAATTATTTTATCTAAAGAAGGATTTATCATAATACTATGATCTACACCTGAATCATAAGAACTAATAGTACCACTTATATTTTGTCCAGTAGAAAAAAGATTATTTACATCTGTTCTTGCAACATTTGTAATCGCACCAGTACTTCCATCAATACTCAATACTCCAGTATTACTGAATGCCATAGTCTGACCAGACACACTCAGACCAATTCCGTTGCCGTTGGTGATTCCAACAGTACCAGTAAGACCACGAATAGATGCAACACCACCGTCAGTATTTGCTAAAAGAGCATTACCGCCAGTTATTCCGATAAAAAGTTTTTTGTTTGTAAGATCGTATGCCAGTTCTCCAAATGTCAATCCAGAAGGAGTACCTGCACCTTTTTTTATCTTAATTCTAGTAGTCATTTAACTCACCTTATATACATAATAACAATTAATGTATTTTAATTAAAACGTATCGCCATCCAACTTTTCATGCTTTTTCTTCTTATCTAGTTTATTTAGGGCGATGTTATACTTCTCGGTAAGATCCGCATTCTTTGCTCTTTCAATTAACAAATTTGCCTCTAATACTAGATTTATATTTGTTAATTCTCTAAATTTATTCTGTAACAAAGGAATAACTATAGTCTCATTATAATTAGGTTCACTCATATATTAATCCTTAGAAGCTTCCACCATCAATCAATGTTGCAGAAAGTTCTCCAGTTGCAACATTGTATTCAAGAGCACCAGCGGGAGTTGCATTAACCAACAGACCTGTACTTGAAGAAGCTGCTGCAACACCAACAAGGAATATTGTTCCTGTTGTTTGTTCGGTAGCAACTATATTGGTAGCAGTAGTAGCAGTAGATGCGTTTCCTGTGAGAGCAGCGGTAATTGTTCCTGCTGTAAAATTACCCGAACCATCTCTTGCAACTATAGCACTTGCAGTATTAAGATTTGTAGCAGTAGTTGCAGAATTTGAAACTTTACCCGCAGTTGATATTGTGGCAAGATATGTGTCAGTTATAGCAGTACCGTTCCAAGTACCACTAGTAATTGTACCAACTTGTGTAAGAGAAGATCCTGTGATACCACTACCAAGAGCAGATGAACTTAATACAGAAACATTATTGATCTTAAATACTTTACCTGTTGGAAGATTCCAATCTTGATTGGATGTTAAATTACTATTGGCACTATCCCATAAAATTGTTTTATCTGTTGTACCTTTAATAATAATACCGCCACCATTTGCAGTAGCATCATCTGGTGTGGCAATTGCAGCCATTTCAATATTTTTATCATCTACTGTGAGTGTGGTACTGTTTATTGTTGTAGTAGTACCATTTATTGTAAGATTACCAGCAACAGTAACAGAACCAGCAAAAGATGCTGTACCACCAATGTTACCAATATTTAATGTACTTGATGCACCACCTGCAAAGTTAACTGTAGTTGCAGTAGTATTAACAAGATCAAAACTTGCGCTATTAGTAGTAAGACTTGTTGTAATTTGAGGACTTGTTGCCAAAACATTTACATTACCAGTACCAGTATTTGCAGTTAGAGTTACTCCAGCGATTCTGAATACGTTTCCTGTTCCTGCGGTATCAAAAGTCTTGTTGGTAAATGTATCAATAGTTGCTTTACCAACAAGAGTATCTGTTGCATGTGGAAGCGTGACAGTATAATCTGCTCCTGGATCACCAGCAGTTAATTTTAATTCATTAGTATTATCCGTTGTACCTTCAAATATTAAATCAACTCCAGAAACAGAAGCGGAAAAAGTTTTAACACCAAGACGCAAATCTCCACCTTCAATATTAACAAATCCTGCACCTATATTATCATTAATAATAATTTTTGCAGGTGAATCTGATGGATCTAGGAAAGCACCAGTATAATTCTTGGTAGTAAGTATAAGATTTGCATCATCTGCAAAAATAGTACCAGTAACACCAGAACTACCAACTGTGAGTGATGGATTTCGTATTGCAAAAGTACCAGTAGTAGCACCCATAGTGATACCAATGGCTGCAGAACCTATACTTAAATCAATTGCATTTGAATTAAATATTGTTGCTCTACTTGTAATGGTATTAATATCTCCACCATCAATATCAATATCACCAGCAACTTTTAGATTTCCAGTTGATGGATTATAACTTAATGCTCCAGTGGAATCATCAACAAAGAGAGTAACACCCGCGGCAGCACTAGTACTTAATACCAAATATCGTGTAGTATTTGTATTATCAGATACAGTAGTAATCGGACTACCACCGGAGATCTGACTACTAATTCGTTGATCAATTGCATATTGTGTTGCAAGAGATGTTTTTGCTGCATTGTCTGTCCATGATCCAGTAGTTCCAATTTGTGCACCAACCCAGACTGGACTCCCACCAGAAATACCAACATATAATTGGTTTGCTGTGAGACCAGTACCCTGAACAAACGCCATTTCACCGAATGACAGTCCGGCTGGAGGTATTGCAGCAGTCGAGCGTTTTATGGTAATTTTTGATGACATTTTTTAGTATTCCTTAAGAATATTTATGAATTTAGAACTCCCCACCATCCATGCTCATATCATCAATACTTTCTATTGTGTTATTATAAGTAACACCAAATATTCCAGTTTCTGTTACTATTTTACCAGTTACAATTAAATTTCCAATAATTTGAACGTTATTAGAAAAACTTGCACCAGATGCACTAATACCACCTAAAAAACTTTGTGTTGGTATAAATGAATTAGAAATTCCAGTAGTTACGCCAGTTACTGCACCAGTAAGTCCATTAAACGTAACTACATAATCACCAATTGGACCAGTAGCTCCAGATGTATTAGAATTATAAACATTCCAAGCACTACCATTCCATTGCCAAGAATAACCACCAGAAGTATATATTTGATACAGTGCTGGTGATGTAGGAAAATCTAATGCCACGTTTTAATATTTATGTTAGATTTTAAACGTCTGTAGATCCAACAAACTCACCATTCGGAATAGACTTCGTAAAGTCATATGCAGATTTTACCTCATTCATTCCCTCAACATCAATGACAGCAGGGGCAAACCACACATCAAAATCAAACACACTGATGGTTCTTTCATCAAGAGGAATCTTATTATCTATTCTTGCTTGTTCAGAAACATATCCATCTAAAATAACTGTACCTGTCTTGGCGGTATGATTCAGATTCAGAGTACGAATCTTCCAATATTGCGAATAGGTTCCTGTCGGATGTTGAATAATTTGTTGTAGTGCCATTATGTTGACTCCAATACTGATACAATGATATCAAGTCCCGCAGTTAATCCTGCTGTAACTTTGAGAGTGTCTCCTGTTACGAGTGGAATTGGTGCATCAAGTGCTTGGTATGTTGCTTGAATTGGAACTGCTGCTGCACGAACAATGTAGTATCCTGTTGCTCCCTTGAACAACTGAACAGATACACTATTGGCTAGTGTGGTGTTGCTGTTGGCAACATGAATAGCATTCACTATTGCAGTTCCTGTGATTCCTGCATAGATTACGGTGGCTGCTGTGACACCGACTGAAGTTGCGTAATTTGTGTATATGTCTGGCATTAGTATTTCCTTTGATATTTATGCTTATGGTGCGGAGGATTTGTACGGGTGATCTGATGGAAGATTTGCGGATAGTCCCCATTTCCATGCAAGATATCCTTCAATGGTTTGTCTATTAGAAAGACTTAATGCACTTTGATAAAAAACAATTTCTGCAATATCTATGTTTGCTGCTTGTTGTGAACCGCTACCATCTGCGTATCCACCAATGCCAACTCGTGTGCTATTTGTTGCAGTTGAAGTAACAGTGTTTGATGATTTATTTGTAAAATCTCCATTGTTCCACATATTGTGTGTTGTGCCATCTCTTTGATTTCCAATGATATTCCATTGTCCGTCTTGTGCTGTCACAAACACTCCGTATGGATCAGAACCTTCTCTAACACCTCCACCAAATGAATTTGCAGTACTACTATTTCTACCCAACCAAAATCCATTAGCATAATCATGATCGACAATTCTTTCGTATGAATCTACTCCCGTAGTATTTTTAAAAATAACATAGAAAGTAAAATTGGTAAAACTGTAACTTAATGTAGTTCTGCAACCGTTATTGTTAAACCTATAAACAGGAAGTGAATTCAGAACATTGGTTACATAGGTTGGGCCTGTTGAGAATGCTGTTGCATTCGATCCACCCACACCAACAGTTAAGTTTGCCATTGTAGAAACTGAATTGCCATTTACAAAAGAAGTTTCTTGATCTGCTGCATACCATAATAAAAGGTTTGTTCCGTCAACATTGATTGGTGTTACTGTGGTAGTAAAACTTTGAAACGATTCAAGATCCCGCTCAATGTAATGCTTCAGAATAGGAATCGTTCCTGCCTTTGTACGGCGTTGATCGGTTGTTCCGTTGTATCCGCTGTTTAATCCAAATCCTCGTTTAGGAATTAGAAGATTCTGCTTTGCCCAAATATTACTTTTTTGTACTCCTGTTGCTTGACGCACACCAACCCATGAAGAACCATCCCATGCCCACACCTTTCCTTCGTAGGTGTATTCTTGGTTTACTGATGGAGATGGTGGAAATTGTATTGGCATGGGGGTTATAGTCCGTAACGATCCTTAATGGCGTTGTAGTTTTGTGTGACTTCTGCTTGAGATAATGCTCGGTTGTAGATTAGTGCTTGTGATATGTTTCCTTTGAATGGATAATCATTCCGTGATGTATCAAATCCAATACTACTAACATTGGTTGCCGAAGCTAAAGTACTACTAGCAGTATTTGTTTGAACACCATTAATATATGCCACAGCAGTACTAGCAGTGTGAGATATCGTTAACATATTCCAAGTATTAGCAGACAGCGGAGAAATCGTATAAAGAAGGGCACCATTAATGTATACCTCTATTGATGTTGAGTTTGGGCGGGTTCCAATAAAATATGCATTGCCACCATTACCCCAGTTACTGAAAATTGCACCATAATTTCCATGAGTTCCATTTATGTAAATCCATGCATTAAAAGTTGCTGTGGGTGCAGGTGTAATAGTTGGTAGTACAATTGCATCATTCACTCCATCAAAAACTATCGAACCACCATCTGCACTACTATAAGTTGGTCCACTTGTGAGTGTTCCGTTATTAGCACTAGGACTCAAGTCTGTCCAAAGAGTTCCTGTGCCTGGATAACTTATAGCATTTCCTGCATCAAGATACAAAATTAAACCTGATTCGACAATATTAAAACTCAATTCATTCACAAACATTCCCAAATCTCTCTCCATGAAATGCTTCAGAATAGGAATCGTTCCTGCCTTTGTACGGCGTTGATCTGTGTTGCCACAGTATCCTGAATTGAGTCGCCATCTTCTCATGATAAGAACCACCCTCTCTTGAAGTCTACGATGTATTGAACTGCACCTGTGAGTCCATTGACGGAATTTACAATATTTGTTGGGGTTGCACCTGTTGCTCCCGTTGCTCCCCGTTCGGATGTCAATGGAACTGCTATAAACTTCATAAACTCAACAGTAATATTCTTTGCGGCACTTTTGTTCTGCACAATAAAGAAGATACGATCATCCGTCTCAAGATCAACTATTGTCTGAATAGCACCCGCAACTGGCTTAGACGATGATGTGCAATCAACATATATTTCTGATTCCGAGATTCTGTCAGCATCCGCACTCAGACCACTAGCAGGATCTGTGTTCTTTCCGATGTAGAATCCGCAAGTGTTGTTACTAACTTCGCTAAAAAAGTCGAAGGTTGCTATAGCATGGAATCTTCCACCACTACCTGTATATTTCAACGAGTTAGTCGAAGGATCTTTAATAAAGTTATACAAGGCTCCCGTCTGCATAGTTCCCGCAACGACCTTACGTTGGTTGATTGCAGTAATTACCGTTTCGACAGCATTATTTTTCAAATACATCACACCTACATCGTTATTACCAGCAACACCTGAACCTGCGGTACCTGTTGCACCTTGAGAACCTGTTGCACCTGTAACACCTTGAGAACCTGTTGCACCTGTAACACCTTGAGAACCTGTTGCACCTGTATTACCTTGAGAACCTGTTGCACCTGTATTACCTTGAGAACCTGTTGCTCCTGTATTACCTTGAGAACCTGTTGCTCCTGTAGCACCTGTTGCACCATTCGTACCACTTGTTCCACTAGCACCTGTTGCTCCTTGAGGGCCAAAAGGTTCAACCCAATAGGAAGATGTTCCATCTGTAATATAAACAAATATATTTCCGCTTGTGGTGTTGAACCACATATCACCGTATGTGGCTCCTGCGGGGGCTGTGGTTGATGAGGTGAAACTTATTGCACCTGAGATACCTTGAGGACCTGTTGGACCAGTAGAACCTGTTGCTCCTGTAGCACCAGTTGCACCAATAGTACCACTGCCACCTGAAGAATAAAGATCCCAGGCAACACCGTTCCATTGCCATGAACGACCACCGAATGTGTATATTTCGTTTAGTGATGGTGTTGAAGGAAAATCTATTGCCATGTGTTTATTTTATATTTACCAGAACCTGAGAGTTCGCCACATTTCCTGACCAGTATGACGCATAATATAAAGATATTTCAAACCATCAGCAGTAGTTACAACTTCCATACGATTACCAAGAACTGCGGTACTGTGTGCATAAGGAGTTGTAGTTTCACCATTCATTTGGAATGTCTGCAAGTCTATTGAATACACTCTTCCTGTTGCGTCTTTAGTAAAGAAGTAAGTGTCTTCGCCATCATAAACAAACATCGTGCCAGTTGTAAGAGTAACTGTTTGTGGTGTAAATACAGGACTCACATCCCATGTGTTTGAAGGAATATCATAAATATCAAATCCGTTACTTGCACCACCACGATTTGATATCAACCATCTTCCTGCCTTAGCAGTATCAGCAATACCATACAACCATGTTATATTTGTTCCTGTTGAACGAGCAGCAATCTCATAGATTACATACACCGAGGTTGTATCCGTAGTTACAGCAGATGCAATAGTCATTACTGTAGCAGTATTAGAAGTAATAGCAATTTCGTTTCCTATACCTGTACCTGCAACAATTCTTACACGCTTACCTGCAAGAATATTTGTTGTCCAGTTCTTATTAGCATCAGTAATAGTTGTAGATACACCACCCGTAGTCACAACACCAAACGCATCTAAAATCTCATACTTCGTAGTTGCATCAGGTGTTGCAACACCCCATGATGCTACAGTAAGAGTAGTGGCTGTATTTGATGTAATTGTAGATTCATTGCCAATTCCTGTTCCACAAACAACTCGTACTTTACAGTTTAGCCACTGATTATTATTCCAATTTTTAGTGGAGTCAACAAGAGTCGTAGCAGTTCCAGATGTTGCCCAACCGCTTCTTTGTTTGTTCAATACCTTATTTGTTTGCATAGAACCAAAACAATTAATTTCTTGAACTACATAACGACTTGTTCCGTTTACTGCTGCTGTAATAGTAGGAACTGTAATTGTTGTAGCAGTATTTGAAGTAATTCTTCTACTCTGTATTGTTGGAGTAATACCAAAAGTCTGAATATGAACAATCTTTCCTGTATGTTCATTGGTTTCCCATGTAGCACTAGCATCTACAAGTATAGTAACAGATTGTGAACTTGCAGCAGTTGGTGATGCCGTAGCAGACGGAGCAGCAATAGAGAAAGTAGTTGATGAACCTACACCAATATTTGCAAAGGTTGCATTGAATGAGGTATCTGTGGCACATCCTGCAATAGTTGCAGATTCACCATGACG